ACTGCCTCGGAAAAGCAACGCGATAATAATGGGTGTAGTAATCGACTCCGCCGAGCGTCTGCTTATTGAAGTTTCCCACGGGTGCCAGCGTGGCTGTGCCGAATTGCCTGATCATACCGTTCGGTAGCGTATCCCAGCCGCTTTGACCATTTCGGGAAAAGGTAAAAGTGGACATATCCGGCAGTTGCTTATCGCCAGTACCAATACCGCGCTTTGCTGCTTCGCCTAAACCGAGGTTTTTGAGAACGTCAGCAACCAGCCCGGCATCTTTTATTTCTGCCAGGGCGCTTGCGATCTGCAGGTACTGGCTGTGTGGGTTTTTAGCATCGGTATGACTTTTCATTACGCTGTCAGCGTAAGCCTTCACCTCGATCACCGCGTCATCAACATACTTCCGCGTTGCCAGCACGACTGATGGATCAATTTTCAGCGTCACGGCCGTTGTACTGTTCACTATCAAAATCATGCGCACGGTCTGCGTGAGGCCGCTACCTTCAGCCAGCTGGGGCTTATAGGTTTCCGGGCAGTTAGCAACGGCAATCAGCACGCCGTCGGCGTCATACAGACCAATCTCGCGGATCCAGAATCCGCCTTCGCTTTCCGGGATAATCTGCTCTGCAATAATCTGGCTGCTGTTTGCCGCGTCAACGGTCAGAGAATTAAGCTGCGCGCGGCGATTCTCGCCAATGAGCTTAGTCTGCGCCGCGTCAGGCGTCGGCAGCGTGCCGCCACCGTCCCCGACTCCTAATGATGTGATATTCACTTTTGTGCCGAGCGCGGCGGCGTTCGCCAGCTTAGCCGCGCCCTGATTGGTCAGCAGGGCAAAATATTTTGTCGTCATGCGCTCACTTCCGTCAGGTCTATAAGATGCACCGCCACGCCGGAATAACCCGGCCCGCCGACGCTGATAAGTTCAGGGGTATAGGGATAAACGGTCAGCTCGTCGCCGCTGTAGCTGGCAACGGCGACCGGCAGCGTGCCGTTAGCGTCCAGATTGATAGACAGCCCGATAAGGTGGCGGCTGCAGGGCTTCGCGTCAGCTATCAGGCGCTCCAGCTCGTTATACATTTCCTCCGTAATGCCGGTATCGAGCACGCCCACATCAAGCCGGAACGTGCCAGGCGCTTCATTGGTTTTCCACCACTCAATAACCCGGATGAGATAGCCCAGCGGCTCTACGACGCGGCGGATAGCGCCAATCGTGCCTTTGTGTTGGTGCACATACCGCGAAGCGGCAACAACAGCGCGCTTTGTCGATTCCGGCCAGGCTGAATCCCAGCGGTCAACTGACCACGCCCACGCCAGATAGGGCAGAAGCTCCACCGGGCAGGATTGCGGATTCCATAACTGGCGCAGCGGCACGCTCATAGCACCGGGGCTTGCCAGCGCCTCAGCGGCGGCAATCTCAAGCGCTGATGATCCGGTCGGCAGCAGGCGATCACTCATCCGAGCCTCCTACGGTCAGCGTGTAGCCAGTGCAGTAAGCGGCCTGCGTTTTGTCGAGCACCACGTCAGCCGACGGCTTAATCAGGCTGACTCGCTGCACGCCCTCAACGTGCATGGCGGCATACAGCGCAGACAGGCGAATGTCACGGCCGAGACGCTTCTGCGCGCTGATGTAGGCGGCGAGCTTTGCCTCAGATGCGGCGCGGATTGGCTCAGCCTCCGGCCCCGGATAGAGGTACAGCTCGGCCTCGATTTCGTAATTAACAATCTTCGCTGACTGAACGCTCACCCGGTCGGCAACCGGGCGCTTGTCCTCATCATTGAGCGCAGCTTTAACCACGGCCAGCAGATCGTCTGTCGCTGCGCCGTTGCCCTCACGGGCGAGCACCGTCACAGTGACAACGGCGGGTGACGGGCTGATAGCTGACGCATCGGCTACCCGGCCGTCGGCGCTTCTGGCGTGATACTCATACGCGCCGGTCGGCCGGGGTAATGGTCAGGCGGGTTACGCCATTGTTCGCGCCGAGCTGGTCAAGGTCGCTGTCTAGTGCATAGGCAACCATGACGGCCTTTGCTGCCTCGTTAATGCGCTGGCGCAGGATCAGCTCTCGATAGGCATTCTCCTGCAGCAGCTTAACGATGGGTTCTGATTCAAGCGTCAGCGTGCGGGCGACGGCCTCCTGCTGATCAGCCGGGTAAAGGGAAATCAGTGTCGCCTTGCGCTCGGCCAGCAGGGTTTCATAGTCCAGCGACTCCACCACATTGGGCGCGGGCAGCTGGCTCAGGTCGATAGTTGCCATAGTCTCAGCTCACGGGAACGGTTAAGGAAAAAGGCTGAGCGCTGTCGGTGCGGTTGCCGGACAGCTCAACCACCATTGCGCCGTTGATATCCGACTCAAAGCTGATGGCGGTCAGTTTTACGCGCGGCTCCCATTTCAGGATCGCCAGATAGCAGGCCGACATAATCTGCAGGCGCAGCGCTTCGTTTTGCGGCTGGTCAATCAGCGCGGATAAAAGCGAACCATACTCGCGGCGCATCACCCTGGAGCCGATCGGAGTCAGAAAAATGTCGCTAATCGACTGCCGGATATGGTCGAGGTCGGTAAGCGCGCCGCCGGTTTCGCGGTTCATGCCGATATATTTTGCGGTTGTCATATCGGTTCCCCCGTCTGGCCGCCGCTGTCGCCAGGGTGCTTATGCTTGTGCAGAACCTTGCCGTTTGAGGAAAGGTTGCCGCCGGTATGCGTAACGTCGCCTTTCATCGTGCCACCCTTAGTGACTTCCAGCTGCGCTGTTTTAAGCAGCGTTGTGCATTCCACTTCCGGCGAGTCGAAAAGGATTTTTACCGCCGCTTTAATGGTTGCCGTTTGTATGCCGGTTGCAGTCAGCGCGCCGGTTTCCGGCTCGTACTCGATCACCGCGCCGTCTGGAAATGACCAGTGCAGCGCATCGGCCGAGGCAGACGGAGCCGGATTGTCATCCGAGAAAATACCCGGCAGTACAAAGCCGGTATCGAGTTCGCCGCCGAGGCAAAGAATAAGCACCTGCTCACCCACTGACGGCGCATTCCAGGAGCGGGTTTTACCCGCGCGGGCGCTCAGCCAGTGCAGCCAGCTGGTTGTGTTTTTTCCCGTATCGACACGGCACAGCCCATCGTCAAGATTGACGGCCGACACGGTTCCGATGCGGATCAGGTTGCGCAGCAGGCGCTGGATTTCTGCGAGTTGTTCATTCATGCCGCAAGGTTGCTATGTTGCGGCATGTTGATCAAAGGAAGGTAGTTTGCCTATGCATCAGCAAACAATGGGTGTTGCGAAGTGACTACTTAAACCACACATGAGGCCTGCGAATGTCCTTTTGGTTTATCAGGTACTCAATATCTTCAATGTACTCACTAACTTTAACTAGCATTTCAGTCTTCACCTTTTCTGGAACGCCTGTCAAATCAGATATTATTTTGCGTAGGTATTGAGGGTAACCTTTATAGTTAGTGTTTAGTTCACTCACAACATCAGCATAGTAATGATGACGGTCCCATTCTATCCTTCCTAAAAGATCATCAAACTCTTTTTCTTCTTCTTCATTAAATATTAATTTTCCTGAGTTTCTATCACTATTTTTATTTATGGCCTGAGAGTGATAGATATTGATTTGCTTTTGAATTTCTTGGTGTACAGGCAAAGCCATATCTATTGCTGTCGCGAGATACCATTCATCTCTTACTCTTTCAATATCTTCTGCTTTAACCCCCATCCCCTCAAGCTCTCTGCTTATAGAGTTGACAAATTCATAGAGTTTTTTTCTTGGAACTACTAAATCATATCTGCCAGCCTGAGAAGCATTTTTTATGGCAATCTCACTCACTGGTAACGAAATCCCTCTCAGGCTTTCAAGAATTTTATCCGCCTCAGTAATTTTCTCTCTTAGCACTGCTGCGAGGCCAAAAACATTGAACTGCTTAACGTCAAAACTAAAAAGCAGAATCAAAAGTATTCCTGTAGCAAAACAAGTAGCACCGCCTGAAACATTGCCAAAGGTTGAATTGCCAGCCCCAACAATCAAAAAAAACATGCCCAGACCTTGTATTAACTGCACCATGCTGCATTTTATTTTCATTGCGCGCCCTCAATTGAAAGCTCATTCTAGAGTTACTAGAATAATTTCCTCAATCATTTTTAAATCTTTCTCACTCAATCCTAGTAACGGTCGCGCCTCGTACTGCACCTCTTTACCTTTAAGCGATGGCCGGTCTCGCAGCCCGAAATGATGCACACGGGCCATGCGCTGCACGTTACCCGCAAACTCGATCACAGCCTCATTCGGGCTGGCTTGTATCTTCATGTACTTAGCCGTACGCAGCTTTGCGAACATCTCGCGCTTTATGCGGCCCTTTTTGCTGCGCACCGGCGGCGTTTTGCGGGGCTTAAACGGCGTGCCGTCCGGTGCCTGCTGGCGCTTAATGTTTTGCTGCTGACTCGCGCGCAGCCTGCGGCCAATGCTGCGCGCCATCTCTTTGCGTGCCGGGGCTGACAGGCTGCTGATAAGCGCCTCCAGACGGTCATTTACAAGCTGCAGCCCGCTCATGTCTGCCACTCGCTGACCAGCTCGCCCTTAACGTAAAGCTGCACCGGCCGCGCGTCATTCTCCGGCAGCGGGTTCTCGCCGACGTGCGTCACATGCAGCCCGTCATCGGCCTGCTTCACGATCACGCGCTCGCTCAGCTGCAGCTCAATGCTGATATCGCTGGCAGTGTCGCTGATCACATCCGCCTGGAAGGTAAAGCCCGTGCGGCGCTTTTCCTCGGTTGCCATAATGTCGGGTTCATTCGTGCGCAGCCATGCCAGCAGCGGCACGATCAGCAGGTCGATATTACCGGCGTAGTCGGTAATGACCATGTTAAGCCGGTACTTGTATTCAAACGACAGCGAGCTGGCAAGTGTTGAGACGATGCGCCCGCTGTCGATAAACACGTTCAGTGCGTCAGGGTTTCGCTGCAGCTCCGGCACGCTGTCGGTTAGTGCCTGCC